ATGCGGGTTTTTTTATGGCTAACAGTTGACTAGAAATTATCAATTCGCTGTACTAATTAATTGGTTATTAAATGGAGTATTATAATGTTTATAAAATCAAATATCCAATATAGCCATTTGAATATGAGCCAAAAATCAGCTAATAATACTGAAAATATCTCAAATTGTTGTAAAAATACAACACAAATTCTGGTTGACCAGAAATGCTCCATTTGCTATAATAGAAGTATTGTAAGAAACAAGGAGCAGAAATGCAGATAGCTACAGCAATTAACCAGTTACAAAAAGAAGCAGAATTCTTGGGCATGGGCCTGTTGGAAACACTGCAAGATATCAAGAAGCATGGTCGTATGGTCTACAGTGAGCGCACAATGCAAGCCTTTGTTGTTTTTATGCAACAAGGTCAAGAACTGTTTGCCCCGGTTGACCAATAATTTGAACTTTGCTATAATACTTGTATAGAAACTAAAAAAGGAGCTAGGAATGACCCAAGTTGTAATACACAAAGGCACTTATCGCAATCAAAACGTGCGTGGTGTTGCGTTTACTCTTGTTAAAGATTTTACAAAAGGCGCCCGCGGCGGCTTTGTAACTGTACAAAGCGATGGGCATTTTGGTCCCGAATTTGACGTGGTGCGTGTGCGTGTTGACGGCATTGAAGATATTGAAATTGTTGGAGGAGACACTGTGACAGCCCAGCCCAAGACTGTAGAGGTTAAACAACCAGTGGTAGTAGAAACTGAAGAGCAAGCAATGACTCGGATCCGTGAGCGATTTGAGATTCTTACTGAGATGACCAAAGCAGCCACAGCAGGTGACATCCGTGCCATGATTGTGAGCGGCCCCCCTGGTGTGGGCAAGAGTTTTGGTGTCGAAGCTGAAGTTGACAAAGCTTGTTTGTTTGACAAACTGAGTGGCAAACGACTGCGTGCCGAGGTTGTTAAAGGCAGTGCCACCCCAATTGGTTTGTACCAGACACTGTACAAGTATTCAGATGCCAATTGCGTACTGGTGTTTGATGACTGCGACAGCATCTTGCTGGATGACGTTGCTCTTAACTTGCTCAAGGGTGCTCTTGACTCAGGCAAGAAGCGCAAGATCTCCTGGTTGAGCGAGTCCAGCACTCTGCGTCGCGAAGGCATCCCGGATCAATTTGAATTCAAAGGCAGTGTGATTTTTATCACTAACTTGAAGTTTGATCAAATGAAGTCGCAAAAATTGCGGGATCACTTGGATGCATTGCAAAGCCGATGCCACTATCTGGACTTGACCTTGGACACCATGCGTGACAAGATCCTGCGTATCAAGCAGATTGCCAAGGACGGTGTGCTGTTCCAAGACTATGACTTTTCAGAGATGCAACAAGATGACATCATTGAGTTCATGAACACCAACCAGGCTCGCTTGCGTGAGATGAGCTTGCGTATGGCTCTCAAGATTGCAGACTTGGTCAAGAGCTTCCCTGCTAAGTGGAGATTGATGGCTGAGACAACTTGCATGAAGAGTGCCTAATATGGAAAAAATTATAGTAGTTATTGGTGCAGGTGTTTTGGCTCTTGTGAGTCTAGTGGCCCTGAGTTTTTTAATGAGTTGGCCCGTGTACATGCTTTGGAATGGTTGCTTGGTTGGCGCCATTGCAGGTGTAGCTGAGGTAACTTGGTTGCAGGCCTGGGGTATCACTGTGTTGTGTGGTTTTCTTTTTAAGACCACAGTTACTGCAAAAGGATAACATGAAAATTGGACTTAGTTACAGTCGTTGCGTAAGAGATATTGTTGATGGAAAAGTAGATATCGACGATGTCTTAGTGGTTATTGCCCGCACAGACTTTGACCCACATGATGATGACCAATGGCAAGGCATTTGGCAAGGCTATGCTGGCGGATCAGATGCGAACTTGATGCGAGGCTTTTTTGGTGGTAGCAATCCAGAATGGGCAGGATACTCCGACGAAGATGAAGATCGGTTCCGCGGTGTCAGCATTGACTTGTACGACTCTGGTAAAATGCATCAGCCACGCAAGTTTGGCGCACACCCAAGGCGCCGTCCAGAGATTTGGCTGGAAGCAGTATTGCCTGATTCAGAGTTGGAAACTCGCCCAGCTGTCAAGGCAGCATGGGATCAGTTTCAAACACTAGCTGGGTTGACCAACACCAAGATAGACAAGGAATATTCTTAACAGTTTCCGGGTTGTCATTTATCAAGCTAGCTCCTTGGACAATCTGTTTAGAGGTACCTTAATCGGTGCCTCTTTTTTTGACTTCTGTGTTTGTATCTGTTATACTAGTTAAATGACCACTGTGTTAGTAATTGAATTTGACAATGATTTTGAAATGGAGTTTGCTGTAGAGCCCACGCCTGTAGCAGATCTATGGTTGCGAAAAATGCATTTACGCAACAAATGGCCCATGGATGATGCTAGACGATTTTACGGATTTGATAGTGGCAACTCTGAAAGAGCACAAGCTGAATCTCGGTTACGTGAGTGTATTGCTGTTATTAATAAATATGAGACTATTGTAAACAGAGAGTTCACCACAATTGATGATCAAGATTTGTTGAATTATTTGCACAACATTTTTGAAATCTATCACGGACTATTGGATAGTCAAACAAGCGACTGGTGGAACACAGCGCCAGCAACAGTACAGCAGGCATTGGCTGATTTAAACACACTGGTGCATCGCGCCGAGAGTGCCAGCAGACAGTCAATTCCAAGGTTTGTTTGCACTTGGTATGGCATGCCCAAGTTATCAAGTTTGACTATTGATCAGATGGTGCAGTACGGTACAACTGCTACTGAGTTTGGCGCTGTGTATTTAAACTACGTTGAAATTGGCAAGACTCTTGAGGACTTGTCGGTTGACAACGACGAGTATATTGGCGAATTGGCATTTCAGCCATTCCGTAAGTACTCGGCTGACTTTGTTGTTACATTTGGTGATGCTGTACCGGATCTAGATCGCATGCAGAATTATTTTGAATCTTGCCAGGACTTTTTTATCAAACAGGGAATTGACAGCATTAATCATCCACTAGCACATCCATACAGATACAAGGTGGCAAAATTGATCAACATTGGCAATAGAGAAGAAATAATTGATAACATTAGACGCAGACAACTCATAACAAACATATATTTTAAATGAAACAAGCAACCCTTATACTAAACGACGAGGTCAATGTTAAAATTGAAGGACTTGACCTAGACACTCGCAAGCGTCTAGTTAACAAATTCAAATATGACATTCCGTATGCAAGATATCTTCCGGCTGTGCGACTGGGTCGATGGGATGGCAAGGTCAGCTATTTTCAAATGGGTGGCAGCACATTTGTAAACTTGCTGCCAGAGATTATCCCGGTGCTTGAGGCTGAAGGATATGATGTTGAACTAGATGATCAACGCAATTACAAAACCACATTTGAATTTGCACTGACTTCTGAAAACACATTTGTCAATCACTTGTGGCCCAAGGGTCATGTGGCAGAAGGACAACCAATTGTGTTGCGTGACTATCAAATTGATATCATTAATGATTTTTTAAATAATCCTCAATGTATTCAGGAAGTGGCCACTGGCGCAGGCAAGACAATCATGACAGCTGCCTTGAGCTGGAGTGTACAAGATTACGGGCGCAGTATTGTTATTGTGCCCAACAAAGATCTTGTGCGACAAACTGAAAAGGACTATATCAATCTAGGACTAGATGTGGGCGTGTACTTTGGTGATAGAAAAGAACATGGTCGAACACATACCATTTGCACTTGGCAAAGCTTGAATGTGTTGTTAAAGAACACCAAGGCTGGAGTCGGGGAAGTGACAATTCAAGACTTTATTGAGGATGTGGTTTGTGTCATGGTCGACGAAGTGCACATGGCCAAAGCTGATGCATTGAAAACTCTATTGACTGGAGTAATGGCTCATATCCCAATTCGCTGGGGTCTAACTGGCACTGTGCCAAAAGAAAAGTTTGAATCAGAAGCATTGCATGTTAGTCTTGGTCCAGTGATCAGCAAACTTGCTGCCAGCACCTTGCAAGACATGGGAGTATTGGCTCAATGTCACGTGAATGTTGTGCAACTTGTGGACCATGTGGAATACAAAGATTATCAAAGCGAGTTAAAATACTTGCTTGAAGAGTCTGGAAGATTGGATACTATATCCAATTTGGTTGCCAGGGTCAATGAAACCGGCAACACCCTGGTGCTTGTGGATCGAGTGGCATCGGGTCATGAACTAGTCAAGAGACTGGGAGATCAGGCAGTGTTTGTATCAGGTGCAACCAAAGGAACAGAAAGGCAAGAACATTATGATCAAGTGGCAGAATCTACTGGCAAGATTATTGTGGCGACTTACGGTGTGGCCGCTGTGGGTATTAATATCCCCCGTATTTTTAATTTGGTTCTTTTGGAGCCCGGAAAAAGCTTTGTCCGCGTTATACAAAGTATTGGGCGAGGCATTAGAAAAGCAGAAGACAAAGACCATGTCCAAATCTGGGACATCACGTCAACGTGCAAGTTTGCAAAACGCCACCTTACCAAGCGTAAACAATTTTATAAAGAAGCCAATTATCCGTTTACACAGGAGAAACTAGAGTGGATGACCATCAAGTAGATCCTAGGCTAATTGTTAGACGCATACAAATGCCGGGCCCTTTTGCATTGGATATGCGAGTGCCTATTTGGAAAGATCAAGTCAGCACCACAGACTTTGCGGATATTCACCAGTTTGTGAATGACAACTATGCACAGTATGTTAGACCTCACAACTGGGATTGGCAAAATATTCCACCGGGACATGTGCCCTGGGACAGTTATAATTTTTTCAAGTTTGACATGCCCAGTGTACACAGGTTCAAGCAAGATATTGCCAGAGCCTATCATGATTTTTCACAAGCATATGAGTTTGAGCCAGAGAAATCTCTTTGGATATCGGGATGGATCAATATCCTAGAAGCTGGGGTAAGTTTGAGCATGCATTGGCATTCTCCTCATTATCACTTGAGTGGATTTATCAGTTTGACAGACAACACATCAACCACGTTTCATTATCCTGCTCGTAACGAAGTCATCAAAAACAGCCTTGGCGGCATCACAATTTTTCCCTGCTGGGCCGATCACGAAGTCGGCATTGTGACTGAACCAGTAAGACTGTCGGTGGCATTTGATTTGTTTACACAGCAATCGGTAGACAATCTTTCTGCAAGTCCAGACACATTGATTGCACATGCAGTACAGCTATTTTGATATTGCTAAAAATAAAATCAGCTAAGTCTTGACTAACAGACAATAACCATATATAATATACTTTATGAGAATACTAACTTTAAACAACATTGCATACGATTTGGACACCCTGCCTGAAGAAGTCGACGACATGCGATTTTCAATTCTAGACAACTCGGATCCAAACAATGTTGATTATCACTATATTCCACTCATCTTTCTTGAAAGCTTTAATGCTCCAGCATTGGTTCTCAAAATTGGCGAGTACACAATTAAAATGCCCATGGATTGGCAAATTCTAATTGGTGAGCCAGACCTGGGAGACCTAGAGGTTCTGCCGTTGACAGCAATCAACGACAGGGGGTTTAGAGTATTTCAATTCAATCCACTAACTGGATTTCGACCCAGCTTCCCCACAATCGAGATTGTTGACGTATATCATGAAGTCACTTGGTACGCACCCAAACTCAAGAATGGCCAAATGCTGTGTGTGCCGTTGAATGACAACATAGAACCTGAATGTGTGTATTTTGTCAAAGACGTAAGTCGCAACTGTGAAATAGTTGACTACAATCAAGCATGGTGATATAATGGATCAATACAAACAAGATGAATCGGCTGAACGAGTGGTAGCCCCAGTTAAACCAGTTGTGGATACTGCACTTAAATCTGCAATGCAGAAAATTGACATCCTGGAAGAAAAACTAGTGGAACAACAAAAAACAATTGAGAAGTTACAAAAAGAATTTCTTCGTTTGAAAAACAATCTTAACACAGTGGTCACAGGAGTTCGTCGTGAGCGATAGACTTAACATACGATACGAGATGGCAAGACTTGATACCAAGGATCGAGACTTCTATGATAGCCTGACTGTTGACGAACTCAAGAAGTTCAGCAATTTTTTGATGATACGGTGGAGCAGTCAAGTTACAGGTCCTAGAGAGTTGCAAGAGTATTATGTACAAAGTTGCAACCATTATCTCAACAAACATTTTTTCTCTATCAACAAACATCCAAAGTTGCAATGGCTGGGAGCCACAGCAGTAAGCCCTGATACAGGATGCCATACACACAATTGGATCTCTCCCAAGAAAAAAGACAAAGGCACCACCGATGTTAAAAAACTTTTGATGAAGTTGTACCCAAATATGAAGATGGATGAAATTGAACTCATGAGTCAGCTTAATTCTAAAAAAGAACTATCGTCATATCTCAAGGACATGGGCATTGACGGAGCACTGTAATTGTTCTTACTATCAACACTGGATCACGCACCCAACAACATGTCATTTGTTTGCCAACATTGTAGCCGTAGTTTTGTAAAAGAAAAAACGCTGGCTGTGCACGTATGTGAACAAAAGAGACGCTTTCTAGAGCAGAAAGAAGTTGGAGTACAACTTGGACTTCGCGCATACTTGCGATTCTATGAGATAACCCAAGGATCTGCCAAGGCCAAAACATTTGATGACTTTGCTGGCAGTTCGTTTTATCGTGCGTTTGTAAAGTTTGGCCGGCACATACAGGCCATTCGTGCTGTAAACCCACCAAGATTTATAGAGTGGGTTGTGAGACAGAACAAAAAGATTGACAACTGGTGCAATGATGCAGTGTATACCGAGTACTTGAACGAGTACTTGCGTGTGGAAAACATAGCTGATGCATTGACTCGTGCAATTGAAGAAGCCCAGATATGGCAAGAAAAAACACAAAACCCACTAGCAGACTACTTGCGGTATGGCAATGACAATGCCTTGTGTTATGCGGTGAGTACCGGGCGTGTTAGTGCCTGGATTTTGTACAATTGTGATTCGGGCAACGAATTTCTAGCACGTATAAATCCAAGTCAATTGGCCATAATATGGTCATGCATTGATACAGACTTTTGGAGCAAAAAGTTCAAGGACAATCCAGATGAAGTTGACTATGTGCGAAATATTTTAAAACAAACAGGCTGGTGATGATTTATATCGACTTCCAACCAGGTGCCCATGGCGCTTATCTAGAGTATGTGTGCAATCACTTTATTGCTGGCCTGGACACAAATGGACCGCCCTTTGATACAAAAGGATCATCGCATGGCAGCTGGCACATACCGGGATCACCAGTGGAATTTTTGTCAGGGCACCATTACACTGATTTATCAATCTTGCCCAATGACTACAACATGTTGTCAATTCAGCTATTGCCCGATGACCTATTGCCGTTGATGTCTATATGTTTGTTGCGAGCAGGCGGGCTTGGCATTGACAATGAGTTGCTGGAACAAAACACATTCCACAAGCTCAACAACTCTAGTTACAAACCCGCCCTGGATAACATTATTGACAAGTTTTTTAAAAATCAACTTCGAGATAGTTATCAAGCAGTCAAAGATGAATCCTGGCCAGATATTGCTACTGTAGATGAATTCAATCAGTTGCCGGCCTGGATACAAACCGAGTGTATGACCACACACAACTTGAAATTGTTGACACTGACCAGTGAGCAGCCAGACTGTCCTAGATATATTCTACGAGAATTTTTTAAGCTGGCATTCAAGATCCCAGATCAGTCATGGCCAATGTTAATACAACAGCAAATGAATTACAACACAAACGGTAATGTTTTTGTAATTCCATACACAAGTTTTTACAAAACTGATTTGTTTGCAGAACAATTAAAAAAAGTTGCCCAAACTTTTGGGTTTGACTTTGTTCCCAGTCATGAATTTATATCTGTACACAACGAGTTCCTAAAACGACAGCCCTACAAGTACACCAAGACCGAGTGTGACTTTTTGTTTAACAGTATAGTAACTGGTGAAAGTTTTGTGATATCTGGCCTGGACCTCTTGCAAGAAAGTTATCTAAGTGCTAAACTAGAACTACATTACAACAAAGAGTTGCCATTTGAGCAAACACAGTGGTTTACTCACAGCAGTCAAATACACCAGTACTTTAATAAGACACCATGAGCGCAGACATTGACATTGATTTTGCTGACAGAAACAAGATATTGTCCTTGATTCAGCACACTCCAGCCGCGCAAGTTGTGCAGGAGCAGGTGCGACGTCACAACTCCGGGGTGTATGTAACAGACATACCTTATGATCCTGTGAACCAGTGTTCGGCAATTGAATATGAGGAAGCTGAACACCGTGGGTATTTTAAAATAGATTTTTTAAACATGGGTGTGTATCAATTGATAAACAGCCCTGCGCACTATCAACAAATGTTAACAGCCACACCCCCGTGGACTAGGCTATGGCTAGATCCCGAATGGAGTCAGCAGCTGGTGCACGTGGGAAATTATACCAATTTATTACAGAGCATGAAACCGGACAGTATCCCTAGAATGGCAGCATTTATCTCGTTGATACGCCCGGGCAAAGCACATTTACAAAACAAAAGCTGGGATCAAATTTTTGATGAAGTTTGGGACGGCAACTCTACCCGAGGGTATACTTTTAAAAAGTCGCATGCAGTGAGTTATGCAGCCTTGGTGGCTTTGCACATGAATCTGCTTAATTGATGGTAGCGTTGTTAATCTGGGCGTTTGACCAGAGTAATGGATCTGCGTTTGCTTTTTCTACGAGAGATATCGTTAAGGCTGCACACTGGCCCATGCAAGATTTCAAGATCCTTGTTGGCAAACGTTCTTAGATACAAACGGAACGGATCCCACTCATTTTTAAGAAATATATTGATAGGTATGCTACGATTGCTTTCCCACCACCAGACAGATGCCAGCTCAAGAAACACTTTTTTCTGAACTGGATCAACTATCATACCAAAGTCATAGATGGTGGTAACCACCTCGTCTCGGTTTTGTACCACACCCAGATATTCAGCGTCTGCGTACACGCATAGCGTGATAAAAGGGTATCGCTCTGTTAGAGTCTTAAAGACATTTTCGCCCATAAATATTGTTGGAGATTCCTATGTATGCAACCACAGCCTATTTATATCAGCAAATTCAGACCGTACTTTTGGTTGACGTTACGGGGGCCTATTTCGATCGGAGATGGAAGCCAGTGTACGCAAAATCATTAACCCTTAACCTTGGGGTGGACAATGTGATATTGTTCCAGTTCCAAAATCAAGATCAAAAGCCCGTGAACATCACCGGAGCGACTTTCACGTTCCGTATTATCAGTCAGGATGGGCAAAATCTTTTGTACGCAAAAGAACTTGTAAGTCTCAGCAACACGCTGGGTCGATCCAAAGTAACCATACCAGCTGCGGACACAGCGTATTTTCAAGCACAACCAGCAAGCTGGAGCATTGAAATTTCATCGGGGGTGTTAAACCAAGCAGTGTTTACTGATGACTACAGTGGAGCCAGGGGAGACATCAACATTGTTAATTCTGTATTCCCAGCGTTTGTTGCAAGTCAAGTGCTGACTATTCCCAGTCAAGCACCTGACAGCTCAATTTACTACACCAGTACCTTGACCACCGATGGCTCTAGCTTGACCACATTCCAACTGGATCCAGTTGATTTTACTGGGACAGTTGCAGTTCAGGGTGCAACAGATGCAACTTCAAACACTGTGGAATGGTATTCTATTCCCTTTGAAGACTTGCAATCTGGCAATACTGTGTCCGAATTAACATTTACCAATGCTACTGATCGTCGCGGCATCAACGTTGAAGGATATCATCCTTATTTGCGATTGGAACTTGGAATCAACAACGGCAACGTTGATCTCATCACATATAGATAATTTGCCCGAGAGGAGTTGATTTCCCGGGGCAAGTGTGTTATACTTGTTTGATGATAGATATAGTCCAATACTTGCCAGGTAAGAGAAAGCAAACTCCATCGGGCTGGATTAGTTTCAATGCAGTTTGTTGTTCCCATAACGGGGAAAAACAAGACAAGCGTCAACGTGGTGGGCTCAAAGCTAATGAGCAAGGCTGGAGTTATCATTGTTTCAACTGTGGCTACAAAGCCAGTTTTATTCTGGGACGCAACGTATCATACAAGGCCAAGAAACTGTTGAGTTGGCTGGGAGTGCCCGACAGCGAGATTGAGCATTTGAATCTTGAAAGTTTGAAGTATAAAAATATACATGGCATACTGGAAGATCGCCAACGCATAGTTAACAATCTAGCAGACATCAAATTTGAAGAGTTTGACGAGTTTCCTCCCTATGCCGAACCAGTGAGCCCCGAGCATCAGGTTCAGTGGGAGTACCTGAGATCAAGATGTGCACCAGATGATTACCCGTTTTTAACAGCAGTGCAAAACGACAACATCCACTGGACACGCCCACAAGTGATCATTCCCTTTACATGGGATAACACAGTAGTTGGGTGGAGTGCTAGGATGCTGGATAACAAAATCCCTAAGTACATCAATCATACACAACCGGGATATGTATTTGGTACTGACTTACAACATTCTGATTGGGAACATGTGCTGGTCATGGAAGGTGTGTTTTGTGCACTATCTATATCGGGCTTGGCTGTGATGCACAGCACAATCAGTGATACACAGGCAAGGCTTATACGCAATTTGGGTAAACAAGTCACTGTGATCCCTGACCAGGACAAGGCCGGGATTGACTTGATTGACCGTGCAGTGGAACTGGGCTGGGCAGTTAGTATTCCCAACTGGGGCAATTGCAAAGATGTAAACGATTCTGTAATAGCACATGGTAAGCTGGCAACATTGGTAATGATCATGCAAGCTAGAGAAACTAGCAAGATCAAAATTGAAATGCGCAAAAAGCAACTGTTGAAAAAGTTGACACAGCATGACAGCTAGCATACTAATCTTTGGATTGCCAAGAACTGCCACAACGGTGCTACAGCTTACATTGGCTAGATTGTTTAATTTTAAAAATTTAAACGAACCGTTCTGTGGAGACGAAATTGCACATGATGTCTATACCTGGGCAGCCGGACAAAAATCTTCAGTGATGAAACTATTGAGCACCAATTTATATCAACACAATACCACTGCTGTTGACATAATTAAGTTGCTTGCAGAAGTACCAATGCAGTTAGTAGTAACAACACGAAATAATCTAGTTGATTGTTGTGCCAGTCTTTACTATGCTGAGCAGGTGGTTGATAAGTTTCACTACTCGCGATTTGAAACAGTTGAACCAGTTGAATTTACCGTCAACATGAATTTTTTAAATTCTTGGCTTGCTGAACATCGTCGGTATCATCAAGTTATTGCTGATTTAAAATCACACCAGATACCATACGATATATTTGACTACGATTTATATTTGAACAATGTTCCACAACTAATTTTGGGAAAAACTGTAGTTCAACAGAATTTTAATTTTGTGCATGCAGACATAAATTACTCTAATTTGTGCACAAATTATCAGGAAGTAAAAACAATAATAGATACCCATGTGCTTGGGTTGACTTGATTAAGGAAACAACTTGTTAAAAGAGTACGGACTTGATGTCCAAAAATTATTTTTAGAAATGATGTTAGAGGATGCGGCCAGTTATGTTCGCGTACAAAATATCTACAACCCAGAAAACTTTGATAAAAGTTTGCGCAAAGCCGCAGAGTTTATTAAAGAACACAGCAACACATACAAGACATTACCTGACCGATCACAAATTGCAGCCGCATGCAATGTAACGTTGGCACATGTGCCCGACTTGAACGAGGGGCATTTTGAATGGTTCATGGCAGAATTTGAATCATTTACCAAACGACAAGAGTTAGAACGTGCGATTCTCAAGGCAGCAGACATGCTTGAGAAAGGAGACTTTGATCCTGTTGAGAAACTAATCAAAGACGCAGTGCAAATTTCGCTTACCAAGGACATGGGTACAGATTATTTTGCTGACCCCAAGGCCCGTATTGAAAAGTATTTCAACTCAGGCGGCCAAGTTAGCACAGGTTGGCCACAACTAGACAGATTGTTGTACGGTGGCTTTAGTCGAGGCGAGTTGAATATTTTTGCAGGTGGCTCTGGATCAGGCAAGTCACTTGTGATGATGAACATTGCGCTGAACTGGTTGCAACAAGGACTCAGCGGTGTGTACATCACGCTGGAACTGTCAGAAGAGTTAACTTCTCTGAGAACTGACGCTATGTTGACCAGTATGAGCACCAAAGACATTCGCAAAGACATTGATACCACCGAACTCAAGGTTAAAATGGTGGGGAAGAAGTCGGGGCAGTATCGAGTAAAAGGTTTGCCAGCACAAAGCAACATCAATGATGTGCGCAGTTACTTGAAAGAAGTACAAGTGCAAACTGGTATCAAAGTGGACTTTGTGATGGTTGACTATCTTGATTTGTTGATGCCAGTGAGTGCAAAGGTCAGTCCCAACGACTTGTTTGTCAAGGACAAATATGTAAGTGAGGAATTACGAAACTTGGCCAAGGAACTTGGCATATTGCTGGTCACAGCAAGTCAGTTGAATCGTAGTGCGGTGGAAGAAATTGAGTTTGATCACTCACACATTTCAGGCGGCATTTCAAAGATTAACACAGCAGATAATGTGTTTGGCATCTTTACGTCACGTGCCATGAAAGAACGTGGCAAGTATCAGATTCAGTGTATGAAGAGTCGTAGTTCAACAGGTGTAGGACAAAAAATTGATTTGGAATACAACAT